TCCTGACATCTCAAGTCCTCGCCATCAGTTGGTAGTCCATCTGATCCGGGCCGTAGCGGCGCATGATGGCCTCCCGCTCGAACCCGAGTGCCTCGGCCCACTTCAGAGCCTTCTCATCATTCAATCGTACAGTTACCTGCAACCGATGCAGGTTTCCTGCTATCACGCGATGATATGCCATGATCCTGCCAGCCTTGGTCATCAGCACCGGCATCTTCCTGGCCCGCTCTTCACACAGCATCCACAGCTCTTCCACGCCTTGCCAGATGTGGACTGAGCCGAACACCGCGACGGGGGTGCCGTGCATCATGGCGGTGACCGCATGGCCGTACATGGCTTGCGCTTCCAGCATCCTGTCCACCGGCACACACTTGCTGATCGTGTGGATGTTCTGAGCCTGGATGCGCATCACCTTGACATGGGCGATGTGGAACGGCACCCAGATGACGGCAGGATGCTTCGGCAGGCAGTCCAGCAGATCAGGCAAAGACATCGAACTCGCCCGTCACCACGGTCTGCGCCTGATATGGGCCGCGGCTGGCCTGATTCTGCGGGCGCACCATGCGGTTGTACTCGCCGCCGCCCAGCATCAGGTAGCCGAATGAGTCACCGATGTGCGAGTGCTCGTTTTTATTGGGCGCATCCTTGAACCGCTCCTGGCCAGCACCGATGGCTATGCGCTTGAAGTGGTAGCCACCCGCCAAAGACTTGCGCAATAGCTTGCACTCTTTGCTCACGATCAGACCAGGCTTGCCGCCGATCAGTCTTTGCATCGGCGCGGCAGCAGACTCGCGGCGCACCTTGAAGTCGTTGCTGGGCGTGGGCTGCGCCTTCAGGCCGAGGCTTCGCAAGTGGTCGAATGCAGTGACCTCGTAGATCGCGTCCCTGGCCATACCGGCAGGGTCGCCCCACAGCAAGACATCGTGCTGCGGGAAACGCTGATTCAGCTCGGCCAGCAGTTGCTGCGCGAACCGCTCAAGCCCCATGTCGAATGTTACGATCTCATGCAGGACGATCCACCGGCCATTGGGTAGCCTTTGCCCTATCGTTGCCGCTGGTGTGAGACCGAAGTCCAGGCCGACCTGGATCGGTACGCCGGGTTCGAGCATGACCTCGCCACTCATTGAGTTGTCGTCGTACTCTGGCCAGACGGGTCTGCCTTCCTGGACGTAGGTGTACTCTCCTCCTGCGTAGCACCTGATCCAGTCCAGGTTCTTGCCGCCCAGCATCTGTAAGTAGTACCCGGCAGGCAGGTTGTTCAGGTTCTCTGCCTTCGGATTGATCTTCCACCACTTGCCAGCAGACAGCATGTGGTCATTGGCCTCGGGGTTCTCGGGCAGATCCTCGGCATCCACCGGCACCACGCCACCGGGTTGCTTGAAGAACTGCCACGCGAACTGACCCGTCAGCTTGTCTTTCTCTGCCAAGCGATACCACCAGTGATCATCGTCCATCGGGTTGGTATCCATCCAGATGCCGGACCATGTGGCGCCGCCATCTCGCTTGGTCGGGTAGCGTCCGACGCGGTGCGTCAGGCCATCGATCACTGCCTTTGGCAACTCACGCGCCTCGTTCACCCATGCGCCGGTCAGCTCCAGAGACAGCAGCTTGCGGACGTCTTTGGGCTGATCGAGCGCGAGGAAGATGACCTCGCAGTCGATGCCAGCAGCGTCACCGCGGGCGGGTAGCCGGATGTGGTGGGTGATCGGTGGCGTCCAGAGCAGGGGGCCGAATGTGGCCTCGGGGAACAGATCCAGCCACGTCTTGATGGTGGTGGTCTTCAGCATCGGGTAGCTGTTACGCACGATGGCGAAGCGGCTGTAGCGGATGCCGTCGACGGGGGACGGCTTCTGCTTGACGGCACGCATCATGACTTCGGCGCAGCAGGCAAAACTTTTGCCACTGCCCACACTTCCCATAATGCCTCTGACGAAAGCATTACTTTGCAGAAATTTCCAGAGTGTTGGGCTTTGTCTAAAATCAAGATTTAGAGCCGCAATAGTCTTATCTGATGATTCTTTTGTTTTTGACATTACGGCCTCGCAAATTCTTTATGCCACTCATCCATAAATTTTTTTGCGGCAAATTTTGCCTGCTCAATGCCAGAAAATCGTCCAACATGATGCCTTACACCATTAACGCGAACCCGCACTCTCCATTTGCTTGAAGACTCATCCCACTGGACATTTTTTACTCCTGATGAGCTGGTTCTTTTTGTTTTTACGTTATGCATATTTTGCGAGCGTGTAGCCGCCCGCAGATTGCAAAGTCTGTTGTCGTTTCTGTCCCCGTTAACATGGTCAATTTCATTTGGTATGTCGCCAAAGAACAAAGCCCACGCAAGCCTATGCGCCAAAACAAATTGGCCCATAAGAATAATTTTTGTATACCCAGAATGATGCAGCGAACCGGCCTCTTTACCAGGAAAACACAGTCTTTTGTTGTTAATTCTTTTTGGAACTTTTATCCAAAAGAATTTTCCAGTCGCTTCGTCATAGCGCAAATGTTCTCGTGCGTATGTGAGCAGCGCTTCGTTCATGCACGGATTTTAGGGGCAACCACGCACAAAGTAAAGATCTTTGGTCTTCATGCTGCAAGCGCCATCATCATCCTGCCCATTGGACTGTCGATGTCATCTTTCCATGTTCTGTAGTTCAAGATGTTCCAGACCGCACGCTGGCTGACGCCGTACATCTGCGCGATCTGCTCTTGAGTCTTGCCCTCAATGGATCTGATGTCCACAACATCAGCATAGGTCAGTTTGGACTTCTTGCGTGTGAATGCGTGTCTCTTCAGTCTGAGCTTTTGGTTCAGGTTGGCAAGACGGAAGATCTGCGCTGACTTGGCTTTGCGCGTAGTCATGATGAGATGGTGCGGAGCAACACACAGCTTGTTGCAGCAACTATTGGTGACGATGCGCTTGCCAGGGCTCATGCCGAGGCGGATAGCCAGCAAGCGTCTGACGGCGATTGGCCTGCCTCCGTTGCTGGTCTGTGGGTAGCCGGTATTCACATGGCAATAGCCTGTCCACTCCATGCAGTCCCCGACCTCGATGGTCTTTTCTTTGATGACGTCTACGATGGTTCTCATTTGCGCTTGGCTTCGAGTGTGGCCATGAACTTCTGGAGTGCTTCGCGTTCGCTTGGCAGGATGAACACTTCCACGCGGATGAGGCCGAGCGCGGCCCTGCGCTGGCGCAGCGCGGCCACACGGGTTGTCGATGTCTTCTTCTGCATCACTTCTGGTCTGCGTCTACCACGTCTGGCGACAGCACATTGATGCCCAGCACGGACGGCTTTTCGTTGTCATCCGGTGCATCCAGCAGGCCGGATGCCTTGGCCAGCAGACGCAGGACTCCAACTTTGTCGTATAGCTCAATGTCCAGAGTGCGGGTGGTGTGACCGTCTTTGTCTGTGCGCTCGTTGACCTTGATGCTCTTGATGGCCTGGAGCGCATGTTCTGGGATCTCGTCGCTGGGCTTGACCTGGATGTTGCCCTCGCTGTCCCAGGACATGATGTCGGTCAGCTTGGTGTTGGCCATGCACAGCAGGGCGTAGGCAATGGCCTCCCGGTTGTTGGCGATAGTTGCACTGCGCTCGACGCGGCGCTGCACAGCGCGGACGCCACCCCAGCCGTTCAGGCTAGGGATGGCTTTAGGGACAGGGCTTCTGGCCATCAGTCGATCTCGGGGTATGAGTACAGCGTTGAGTTGCCAATGCTTCTGGCCATCAGGCACTCTGCGCGAACAAGACGATTGAGGGCTTTCTGAGTGTTCAGATAGGTGGCGTCGAACTTGACGGCCATGTCCTGGATGCTGACCTCTTCATCACGGTTGCGCATCAGGAAGGACATGATCTTGAGTGGCAGTCCGTTGTGGTTAATCATCTGATTCATCTATTAGTGTTTTCAGCCTGGTGATCTCGTTCAGAGCGCAGAGGTAGTGCCGAGGTCCCCAGCTCCAGCATCCATATGAATGTACCGGCACTGTAGTCTTGTCTACTGGAGCGCATTCAGGTTTGCAGATGGTACCGAAACGACCAGGTTCGCAATCAGGGTATTGGCAGTTCATGACAGCACCCAGAGCGTGATGAAGATGGCCAGTACAAGCATGATGGCGATCAGTAGGCTAGGGATTTGTGGTTTGCTGTCATCCTCGGGCCGGTAGCAGGCCTGGGGATGTGGGCACTCTTTGCGTCCTTGGTGGCAAGGTCCGTGGCATCCTGCGTCACTCATTGCGATCTCCTGATGCTGTGGGCCAGCAACCACTTGTCGCCCAGGAACCTGATGCTGCGGACCCAGGATCGTTGATTGTGGCGATCCAAGTCTCGTCTGCCGGTGTTCCAGAGTTCTCTGGCTCTGCGTAGCATGGTGGTCTTCATGCTGACTCCTTAATGGATAACATAGTCTTTCCACACAATGCCTTTAGCGGCATCACCAACTTTGCATGGTTTTACCCATACGTTCTTACCAGACCTGAGCCTGCGAATGTGTCCGCGCCGATCATGCAATCGGGGGCTGGCGTGTGTGCCACCTTTTGATTCGCTCTTGGGTTCCACGGCTTCTATGGTCACCGTGTGCCAATCATATGCAGGCACCTTGCCTTGCGCGATCTTGCGACGATTGGTGAACGTCTGCGCCACGCGAGGCACATATGCTGCACATGCCTTCGCCATTGATCCATACCATGCAGAGACAAAGCCAAGGATCATCTCGGCCTCTTTGCGGTCTATGGTTTCAGTCTCTTCAACAGGCCCGTACTTGATCGACCCTTCATCAATGGCATAAACCATCAACGGGCTTGAAACAGGCCTTGCGCCTGGCGGACAGCGTGTTGCGCTTATCACGATTCCGTTTTCTGGATCATCGCCGGCAACGATCATGTACATGGAGAAATTTGTGTAGTTTGTCGATGAACCACGCCACACAACCGCGCATTTCTGAAACGGTGGGCGGCTGGAATACAACGGATCTTGCGACTGTGCTGTGCGATCCTGAAAACATCCAGTCGCATCGAACCAGTGCATTTCCGTCACATCAATTCCAGCGCCAGCCATTTCGCGCATGACATCTCTGACAAGCTGAGTTGTCATACCGACTCGCTTTTCACAAAGATGCCGTCCTTGGTCAGATGACCTTTGCGGTGCTTGATGGTTTCGTAGGCCTGCTCCAGACACTTCACAAGATCGGTATCGCAAAGAGCGGCACCGATGATGAGCGTGACCAGGATGTCGCCATAGGCGTCCTTGGCCTCTTCGAGATCACCCTTGCTGAGAGCCTTCAGCAGCTCGGCCACCTCTTCGGTGGTCTTGATGGCCTGGGCAAGAGGTGTGCTGTTGGGGATGATCTGCCGGTCTTCTGCCCAGCGGATCACTTCGAGTTCAACGATGGAGTAGCTCATGCTGGCTCCTAAAAGGGCACGTCCCCATCGTCGTCAGCAGGACGCCGCTTCTGCGGAGCAGGCTTGGCAGCAGCTTCTTCCTTCGGCTCGAACTTGAAGCTCATGTACTTGCGGCCTGACTCGCTCTCGCGCACCCACGCAGCCATGCGGAAGACAGTGCCTTCAATCATGCAGTCCCCGGTGTAGTCCGGACCCTTCTCGTTCTTCTTCTCCTGCACCTTGAACAGAGTGCCGGAACCATCCTTCATTTGGTAAGCCATCAGAGACTCCTTGTGTTGCGGGAAGAGAAGTGTATAGTGTTGCCGGGAACTATGCAACACCCAGGAACAAAATGAACCGTATCGAATTTGGAGACTGCCGCGACACGATGCGGCGCTGGGCCAGCGAAGGCGTGAAGGCGCAGATGTGCGTAACG